CATCTGCTGTGGATTCTGCCAATCTACGATTTAGAGCAACATTGCGGTCAATTTGCTCATTGAGTTTTGATTCCATTTCATCAAGTTTATCTACCATGCTATTAAGTACATCATATTTATCTTCAGGAATAGTTACATAATGTTCTTCAAATAGTGACTTCATACCTTCTAAGAAGGATTCAGTCATTTCTGTTTTGAGTCCAGCTTCCACTTGGATTTGGTTCTCTTGCATCCACTCGTCAGCGACATACTCAAGGTATCCATCAACTCTTTCAGTTAATCCTGCCTTGATTTTGTCTAGTTCCTCGACAAGTGCGGTAGCATAAGACTCTTGTAATTCTTCTTTGATTTCTGCAACTTTAGTTTTAATTGCAGTTTCAAAAATTGTCTTTGCTTTACTTTGGAACTCTTCGGAAAGTTCTTCACCTTCAAGAAGTGCTGCAACGTCTGCTTCGACATCATAACTTTCTTCTTCTTCAGCGACTACTTCTTCCTCAGAAGTTTCTTCTTCAGCGACTACCTCATCAGTAGTTGCTTCTTCTTCTGCAACAACTTCATCAGTAGTTGCTTCCTCTTCCTCGATAACTTCCTCCTCTGTTTGTGCCTCTTCTGCTTTCATAGCTTTGGCATTAACAACATCTTTCACTTGTGCAAGTGTAGATGAAGGATCTTTCAGTTTTGCTGAGTCGTCATCAGGTTTGTAGTTTTCTGGTGTAGGACCACCAAGATCCTCTACTGGGATGCCTGATGAGGGCATAGGATCAGCTTTTGCTGCACCTTTGGTGACTACGTTTTCTTCGATGTTTTCCATTTAGTGTAAAAGTTACCGTGGATTTATTGAAATTCGTAAGAATCTATACTTATTTATAGATCTTTTATATTTAGAGGTTATTTAGAAAATCTTGAAACAAACTAAGTTTCTTTTCTTCTAATCTATTTTGTGTGACAAGAGTGTTAATACGCTTCTCAGTTTTTGTTGCGAGTTCTTCACGAAGACTTCCACCTTCCCAAACCCACTCTTTTCCTTCCATAATTCCATTCACAAAAGCGTCTGGTGCGGAAGGGTCTGCCACTATATCGGCAGCGGTTGCTAATTGAAAATCTTCACCAACCATTTTACAACCATTACTACTTTCTTTTAAAGATCCAATACCACGAGAAGAGACTCCAAGTTTTACACCTTCACCTAAAAGTGACTGTGCAATTTTACCCATAGGAGTTGAAAGCAATGTTGCTTTTCCTCTAAAATTATTTCCCTCTCTAACGAGCGAGGTAATTTTATGTGATACACGATCTAAGTTGACTGTAGGACCTTCAGGATGACCAAGTTCTCCAAGTGCTCTGCCTTGAGAAATAAAAGTTTTATTATATCTGTTACATTCTTTTTCAAGAATATCAACAGGATACATTCTACCGTTACGATTTTTGATACCACCTTGAAGAAACACACCCTCAATACAGAGACGTTTTAATTTCCCTTTACCTTCAGTGATAAATTTTACTTGTGAGACTTCTTCTGTGATAAGTTTCATTCTTCTGATTCCTGTTCAGTTGGTTGTTCATCTGATACTTCTTCTTCTGGGGCATCAGCATCAAAAACTGATGATGCAACATTTTGTTTAAAAGTATCAATACGAGTTGCTGCTTTTGCCATTAATGCATCCTTTATTTTATCAGATACATCACTAGCACTAGCGTCAGTCGCAATCAAATCCACTAATTCTTCCATAAGATTAAATTATAGCAATATGTTTATTTATATCTCGGCTGTTTTGGTATCTTTTTGATACTCTGCATCAGTTACTTGACTCTCTGATTCTAAGTCTGGTTCTTGAGGAACATCACCTAAATTTCCTTCTTGGGGTAGTGGTTCTCCTGTGATTGGATCTACTTCAGCTGGATTTGGTAATATACCTTTTTGAATCTCATCTTCAATCTGCATATCAATCTCTTCAATTTCTTGATCTGTCTGACGTAAGATTCTTTTTCTTACAAATTCAGTAGAGTAAAACTTACCAATATAAGGTTCAATTTGTGCAAGATTACCTAAACGACCTTGTATCATTTCAGTTTCTTTTAATTCTGCAAACTGATTATCATATAAGAAATCAAATTGAATATGATCTTCCATTTTACTCCAGTCTTCGGGAGTGACAATATTTTTTAATATTAACTGTGTTTTGAGCATATCATTAAACATTGCAGCAAAACGTTTTCTTAAACGACCTACAAATTTTGCAAATTTTAATTCATCTCTTAATATCTCTGAAGAACGACCTAAATTAAAACCTCCTTCAGCAGCAATTCTGGACTCAGGAATACCTAATGCACGATATAATTTTTTCTGGAAGTATTCGATATCAGCAAGTTCCCCAAGATTTTGTCCACCTGGTAAAGTTGTGATTTCGGTTCCCCGACCACCTTCTCTTCTAGGCAACCAAAAATCTTCCATCATACTCATAAATTTACGGTCATCACGAACTTCACCAGTTTGTGCGTTGTAAACTAACTTATTACGATAACGACTCATTACCTCTTTAAGGTATTGCTCTGCTTTTACTTTTGGTAAATTACCAACATCAATATAGAATATTCTTCTTTCTGGTGCTCTTGATAAACGATAGATGACTAAACTATCTTCGATCATTCTCAATTGATTCAATGCTTTGATTGCTTTATGAAGATATGAAAGAACACGATTCTTATTACGATCTACTAAACCTGATGTGCAATATGTAATCGAGTCTTTTGCAATCTTTGTTGAACCTTTACCTGCTTGAGCAATCATTCCTGTTGGATAATTAGGTTTCATTGTATAAATGTAGTACTCGTCAAACTCAGGATTTGGAACACTATCTTCTTTACTATTAATTCTCACATATGGATCATCTGAACCATTCTTTTTTTTCTCCTGACGAATATATTTAATTTTCATCGGATCAATATATCTTAAATCTTTAATACCTTCCTGTGGATTCTTCTCATCTATGACTTTAAGATAATATAAACGACCATCAATATACCAATTTCTAAAAATTTCATGAGATTTCTTATCGAAATCCATTATTTCTTTGAGATATCTAAACTCTTCTCTAATTTTTTTCTTTATACTATCACTTGCATTTAAATTTGATAATTCTAATTCAACAGGAGAATCATATAGATCACTAACTATTGCTTCATTAACAACATCTTCAATGGCACCATCTGCTTCTGGATGCAGAGCCATCTCTCGATATCTTTTAATTAATTCGTGTTCAGAACGATATGCACCCTCAATATCTACGTATTGACCATAAAATCCACTTGCAATATAATTATCAACCCCGTCCTCATTATTCTTGGGGACAGGGGAGACAATAGAAGCTGATTTATCTTCTGTTTCTTCAATTGAAAAACCAAAAAGTTTTGCCATTATATTATTTTAATTGAACTTGTTATATGTTCTATTTAGCTGATGTTCTCACCGCCTGATACGGGACTATCCCCTTTCAGAATTTCAATGTACTGAACCTGGAGTTCAACAGTAAATTCCTGAATACCTTGAGCATCGTAAGATAGTTCGATAGGACCGACCTGAGTTGGGAAAGTATCATAGAAACGATATTTTCTAAGACTTTGACCATCACGATCAAGTTGGAATACAAATGCATCTGCTTGATAATCTGCAGGATTGACTAATCCAGTATTATCATTTAACTTGTTAATTGTATTCATCCAGTTCTCAAATGCAGACCTGATTGAGAAGTCTGTATCGTTGATAACTGTAACTGTCCATGAATCAAATGTTCTGTCACCTGCGATTTTAAGAACCCTTCCTCGGAAAGGAACTTCTATCTGTGCGATATTTGAAGCTGGTAATCTTGCACCTTTAACTAAAAATCTTGATTTATCAAGAACATCCTGTGCTGGTTGAGCAGCATCTGGGAATGTGAGTACAACTTCAAACAGATTAGCACGGGCACCGCCACCTGTCAACTTACTCTTAAAGTCGGAAATCGTCCTTAGTGGTGGTGGATTGACCTGATTTCTACTAGCCATAGTTGGTTAAACCTCTGTTAATTAAACGGAACCGATTACTTCTTCAAATGCAACACCAGTTCTGGT